AGAAAATATTGGTGTCACTAGATCATACATTTCTATTGTCGCACAGACAACAACTACTGATGTTGGTAAGAGTAGATCATATGTTGTAAATGTTTCTCAGACAAGCACTAGAGACCAGTCACAGCAGGTATCACTTAACTATTCTGTTTTGGTAACTCAGACTAATACTGAGAACATTGGTAAGATACGTGGGTATACGACTAACGTCACACAAGCTCCTACTACTGCTGTTAGTAAGACTCTTGGTTATGTAACGACCATTGCTCTGACCAGTAGAGTTGATGTAGGCCGGTTGCTTGGATACACCTCGACAGTTTCGCAGTCTGGCACTCTGGACGTAGGCGCTCGTCGTGGGTACACAGTCTTATCAACACAGACTGATACGAAGAATGTTGGTGCGTCGCGGGTATATGCTGTAACTGCTACCGAGACTGTTACTACTAATGCTACTAAGACGCGCGGATATGTTGTAGTTGTAACCCAGACGAATAGTCAAGCGCAGTCTCAGGGCGTTGCAATCAACTACACTGTTAACGCATCTCAATCGGTTGCGACTGATGTAGGTAAGATACGCACATATACATCGGTAGTCACTCAGACAAATACATTTGCTGTTGGTGCTACTCGTGGTTATGTTGTAAACCTACCTCAAACTAACTTCGAGAATGTTGGCCAGATACAAAATTATACAGTCAATGTTTCTCAGAGCAGTACCAGAATACAGGCACAAGGTGTCACCATTAACTATTCAGTGAATGTCTCTCAGACTAAGACAAAGTCTGTAACAGATGCTGGTACTAGCTACACAGTGAATGCTACACAGAGTGCTATCACCACTGCCGGTAAGACAAACAATTACATCATTGGTGTAACACAGACTGGTACCGCTAGTATAAGCGCTGCACGTACCTACATAGCCAATGCAACTCAGACGAATACGGAATCGACTAGCGTTAGTAAAACTTATCTGTCTCAGGTGTCGTCTACCCTGAACAAGAATGTCGGTAATACAAAGGCTTACGCGACTAATATATCCACGACAAACACAAAGAATGTGTCTAAGCAGCGTGCGTATGTTGCAAATATTACATCTACTCTGACACATACAGCGAGCTACCCCAGAACTGTCGTATACTCTGTACTTGTCAGTCAGAGTGATAAGAAGGATGTAGCTACTGACAGAGACTACATGTCTAGTGTTACACAGTCTCCTATCCTAGCTGCTAGTAGGAACAACGCTTACACTGTGACAGTTAACCAAATATCGACTAGTGTCGTATCCGGAAGCGACCCGCACTATCCTCAAATATTCATCATTCTATAGAAGGGAGGAACGATGACACCCAGGAAGAGGATCATATCTCCTCCCACAGGCATGGCCACGCTTACTGCTAACCCTAGCTCTAATGGTGTCAAGTCGTCAGGGCTGTATTTAGATGCATCTCCCAACGGTGACAAGGCACGAGACACTGCGCTTAGTGCTATTCAGGGTGGCACAGCCGTACCTGATATCAACATAGATCATTTCGCTGAGTATGGTCTCTCGGGTCTGAAGCGGATGGGAGGACTCATTTATGAAGAGTTCTTGCCGCAGCTTCGGAACGAAAAGGCTAATCGTGTCTATCGAGAGATGGCTGAGAACGACCCCACGATCAGCGCTGTATTGTTCGCTATCGAGATGCACTGCCGTATGGTTGACTGGCGTGTAGACGCTGCCTCAGAGAGCATGGAGGACGCCAAGCGAGCGCAGCATGTTCGCCAGTGCATGGACGACATGAGTCATACGTGGTCCGACTTCATCTCTGAATGTCTGACTATGCTTCCGTACGGGTTCGCGCCGCACGAAATTGTTTACAAGATGCGTCGTGGTCCGGAGCAAAAAGATCCGTCTCTTAAATCTCGGTACGACGACGGTCAGGTCGGGTGGCGCAAGATACCACTCAGAGCACAGGACACTGTTGTTGAATGGGTCTTCGACGATGACGGCGGAGTCAAGGGATTTTACCAGCGCGGCTATCCGGACTGGAAACTGCGCTATATTCCCATAGAAAAATCTCTTCTCTTCCGTACCACCTTTCGGAAGAACAACCCTGAAGGTCATAGTATTTTGCGTGGGGCTTACCGCGCCTGGTATTTCAAGAAGAGGATGGAAGAGATTGAAGCTATTGGTGCAGAGCGCGACCTTGCGGGTCTTCCCATGGTCACGCTTCCCGCTGATATTTTTAATTCTACGCGTCCCGAAGATCAAGCTGTACTTGCTGCAATGCACACGTTTGTCAAACAAGTCAGAAATGATGAGCGTGCAGGTATTGTTTTCCCGATGGCGTACGATGACGCTGGAAATAAAATCTATGAATTTTCTCTAGTCTCTACTGCCGGGGCTAGAACTTTTGACACAAGTACAATTGTTCAGAGATACGACGAACGTATAGCTATGACTGTTTTGGCAGACTTTGTATTTTTGGGCGGGGTCAAGGGACAGAGTACCTCTTCCACTTCTGGCTCTTACGCTATGTCTTCAAATAAAACTGATATGTTCAAGCAAGCTTTGACCTCGTGGCTGGACAGTATCGCCGACACATTTAATCGTCATGCAATACCAAGACTGTTTGAATTAAATCATTGGCCTGTAGATCATTTGCCCAAAATAGCCTATGAGTCTATTAATGTCCCGGACCTAGATACTATCGGTGCATTTATTTCCAACATGATGTCAGCGGGTTGGGCAGATATTTTGTCCGACCACGATCTTAGAAACTTTTTGCTGAAGCGCGCGGAACTACCAGTACCTAATGACTTGACCGAAGATAAAGATCGCTTTGGTGACGTTGCGGAAGGTGAGACTCCTGAAAAGGACGATGTCGTATTCGCCGGTCCTACTGGTGTGGTTCGTATTAAGCCTGACGGCAAGACGGAAGTTGATACCGCCATGGCTAACGAGATGATGGCCGGTCGTCAGACTCAGCCCGGGGCGGGAGGAGCCCCGGGTAGCAGGACACAGGGCACTGTGCGCCCGAAGGGAAGTCAGAAGGGACAAGCGGGTGGTCCTCATGGTCCTGCCAAGAGCGGAGCGCAGAACAGAGGATCGGGGGTGGGGCGTAAGAGAGCGGTAGTAGCCAAGCCTTCGACTGGTGCTAGCCGTCGGCCTAACCCGAACGAGCGGAAGCGGTAAATGGGAACTACTGCGCAGCTAATAAGGCCGAAGGTATATCAATTTTATCTCCGGAATCTTAAAGCTGCGCAGATTCCTACTCTTCAGAAAGTCCAGCTTTATGTGAATGAATCTGTGTTGCGCACTGTTCTTACCGACCATCACGAGATGGTGGAATTCAATGGTGAATTCGACAAGCGTATACAGCTAGAAATTCACAAGCTTTCAGAAGACATCACTCGATGGCTGTATTCACAACAGGAGTTAGTCAAGCGGGAGGTACGACTCAGTGGAGTGAAAGACTTGCGACTACCACCAATTGTCGCGGGTCTTGATCGTGTCCAGGCTCGATCAGTCATAAACACGTTTACTCGCTCACCGTACGCCGCTGAACGGCAGGCAGCTATGTATCGACGTAGGCGGGCTCAGACGATAGCTGACACCGAGTCTGTCAAGTGGGAATCAGTAGGCAAGCGTGCTGTTTGGAAAGCAGCAAAACAACAGGGCTACCTGCCTAGCTGGGCAAGAGTGGTATGGACACTCTCTAAGATAAGTAGGCATTGTAAACGTTGTATTATAATGGCTAATCAACCAGCAACTCCTGAAGGTATGTTTGTAACACCAGAAGGATATGGTATATACTCTCCACCATTACATCCGAATTGTAGATGTGGTGTACGCCTGGAAGGAGGTGACTGAAATGAATGACGAAGAATTTGTATTAAAGTTTACTCCTGGTCCGTGTAGCCTTAATCGTTCTCCTAATAAAAACTGGGTAGAAAATTCTGGCGGTCTGCCAAACTATACATGTCATGTAGCTCGTGCTCTTCATAATAAGCGTGGAATGGGCATGAGTCATGCTATTGCTACTGCTATATCGCAGAATAAAAAACGTATAGTTACTGGCAAGACACCAGGTACCAAGGCACGGGCAGGCAAGGCAACGGCCGAGTGGTACGCACTGCGGGCCAAGTCCAAGGCCAAGACAGCGACCAAGCTAGCGAAGACATTTAGCGAAAGTCCTGCTATCTTAGAAGACATGCGTGACCCCGACTTCGACCTAAAT